GAAACTGGGAAAATCATTGGCAGCAGGTTTCAGATTATTGTTTGCCAAGAAAAGCGGACATCACTAAAGAAAGATCGCCTGGCGATAAACGACATAGCTTGGTTTTCGATGGAACTGCAATTCACTCACTTGAGCTGTTGGCTGCATCGCTCCATGGTATGTTGACTTCGAGCGCTTCGAGGTGGTTCCAGCTCCGCTTCAGCGAAACAGGTTTAAATTCTATAGACGAGGCGAAAGAATGGCTCGATGATGCGACGAACAGATTATACGATGCTTATGCTAAATCAAACTTTCAACAGGAAATTTTTGAATGTTATCATGATCTGATAGCGTTTGGTACAAGCTGTGTTTTAATTGAAGAGGATAATAAGACTGATATTTTTAGATTCTCAACTCGTCACATTCGAGAAATTTATATCGAAGAAAATGAAAAAGGATTTGTTGACCAGATCTATAGACGTTTTAAATTAACTTTAGCGAATGTAATTAATAAATTTGGCTATGATAATGTTAGCCAGGAAATTCAAAGAAAACATTTAAAATCTCCATTAGAAGAAATTGAGATTATACATTGTTGCAGACCTCGAACAATCTATAACGAAAACAAGCTTGATAAGAAAAATATGCCAATCCAGAGCATATATTTTGAATATAAAAATGGACACATTATTTCGATTGGTGGATTTAAAGAAATGCCATACGTCATTCCTAGGTATCTTAAATCGAGTACAGAAAATTATGGTCGTTCACCTTCGATGTCAGCGTTGGGAGAAATAAAAGTTCTCAATAAAATGGTTGAGGTGATGCTGAAAGCGGCACAAAAACAGGTGGATCCAGTTTTGATGGTGCCAGATGATCAAGTTTCTCTTGGTACAATTAGAACTTCTCCAGGTGCCATTAATTATTACCGTTCTAATTCTCGTGATCGTATTGAGCCTTTACAAATTGGCGCAAACAACCAGCTCGGAATTGCAATGGAAAATCAGCGAAGAGAAGCTATATCCAAAACTTTTCATGTTGATCAATTACTTATGTCAACGGATCGAACTCAAACTGCAACTGAGGTGGTCCAGCGTAACGAAGAGAAGATGAGAATACTGGGTCCAGTTTTATATAGACTGCAGCAGGAATTATTACATCCTTTGATCATTCGTTGCTTCAACATCATGCTTAGAAAAAAATTATTTACTCAAGCTCCAGAAATTTTACAAGACCAGGAAATTCAGATTGAATATGTGAGTCCGATGGCAATCGCTCAAAAGTCTCAGGAATTACAAAGTGTCATGAAAGCGCTTGATATATTTGGAAGTATCTCTCAAGTTATTCCTGTTCAAGATTGGATTTCTGAAACTGGTTTAGTTAAACATCTTCAATCCACTTTAGGACTACCTGCTAAATTATTAAAAAGTGAAAGAGAAGTAACTCAAATCAGAGCCGAAAAAGCTGCACAGGCACAAGCACAAATGGAACAACAGCAGATGCTACAGGAAACTGAAATGGCTCGTAATGCAGCTCCATTGGCAAAAGTAATTAATGACGGACCAAAACAACAATAAAAAAATTTTACAGCTTCGAGAAGATTACAAAATAACATTTGGATCTGACGAAGGTAAAAGAGTTTTGAATGACCTCGATATAAGGTGTCATTCGTTTGTAACAACTTTTTCAAAAGATAACAGTTACGAAACTGCTTTTTTAGAAGGACAGCGTGCAACGCTTCTATTTATTAAAGCGATGATCAATAAAAACAATAAGGAGTAATCTATGGATCAAGTACAGACAACTGAGCAACCTGCTCAACCTGCGGTAAAAGAAGAGACAACTACTCAACCTGCAGATCAATCGCAACCAGCTCAAGAGGAACCAAAGGTAGATTTTAAATCTTTAATTCCTGATGAGTTTAAAGAAGATAAAGCATTGGCAAATTTTCAGGATATGAATCAATTTGTTAAAAGTTATCTTCACGCACAG